GGCCGCATCTTCCTGAGACCAACCGCCGCTAGCGTACGCTTCAGAGCCGTAGCCGGGACGGGTGGATTGCCAGAACTGGGGGTCGAGCTTCCGACCAGCATCGATTTCCTTCTGTACGTGAGCCACGAAGGTGGACAGACGATCCATCACCTCGGCTTCGAGGTAGCTCGTCATGGTGCGGTTGAAGACCCACCGAGAACCGTCCTCAGCTTCCGCGATGACATACCCACGGTATCCATAACGATAACCGCGAGGGTTGTCGTAGTCCGCCATCTCAGGGTCTTGGTCAATGACCACGACGTCGGTTTGGCAGAAGATTTGGTTGACTTGATGGATGTTCATGGTGTCATCATATCCAGCTCAGGATGTTTGTACACCGTGAATCTGTAACGTCACAGGAAGATGTTACGACAGTTTCCTGCTTCAATACCGTGAAGGATTGAGAGGTTCATGCAGCGCTCAGTTCTGCCTTAATCAGATCACTGATAGCGGTCCACGCCTCTTCCTTCGTTAAGTCTGAGAATGCGCCGGTCACCGTACCAATCTGGACGCGGTTGCCCTTCTCATCACGCTTGACTGTACCGTTCACGTCATGTTCGTAGATGGCCATCACGTAACTCGTGCTGTAGCGCTTCCATTCGATTTCGAAGGATGCTGCTTCGTCGGCGACGTGCAAGGTAATCATGCCAGGAAGTGTCACACCATCGCGATAGAACACGAAGCCGCGCAGTTGCGCGTATGAAATCCATTGAAAGGTTTCGGCAACCTTCGCGGTGACCTTGTTTTCAACGATTGGCGCGAGTTCAGGAAGCACTTCACCTTTGTGTTCTTCGGTGAAGCCTTCCAAGAGGTCGTCAGCTGGCTGTCCCATTATTGGTCTCCTGTGCGGCGATTGCAGCGTTCAGCACCTCGAGTTCAACCATCAGTTGTGTTTTCTCGGCGCGAATATTGGTGAGCACGACAGCATGAAGATCATGTTGACCGCGGTCGATGTAGGCGCCTGGGCGTTGCACCAGTTCTTGGTGCATTGCCGTCAGAACCTTGATTCGTTTAGCCACGAACTCGGCTCGGTCTTTGGAAATTGGACTCGTCATCTTGTACACGATTCGAAAACCACTTGGGGACGGTGGCAGGTTCCGTCCATTTGGCGAAACGAGCCTTATCACCCACGTAGTAATTTTGGTAAGAAAGGACTTCATCATCAACCTTGTACTCGTCAGGCATCGCCAGTGCGAACGGTGTCAAGACGCCTTTGTCGATGTTCTTCGGTGCAATCAAGAAAAACTCTCGCAGTTTTTCCGTTGCATGTTTTTTCTGATAGCGTTTTTCGTACTCACGAAGAACACCATCAAAAAGCTGAACGAGCCAATGGTAGTTGGCATCAGTTTGGCGCGCCCAAATGGCGCAAGGGTGATTGTGGTGTGTGCTGTTATAGCACAGACGACCGAGGAGAGAGGCGGTGCCGGTGACCTCGTCTCGAAGGTGACCTTCATCATCCCGAACAGTCACAGTTTCGAACTCAACGTATGGGGTTTCACCCGGCAGAGGATGCAAGGTTTTTCGCTTTGCGATCTTTGTGTTGCCGTTGTCCTCAATGTTTTCCCACTCCAAGATCACAGGCGTGCCATCGAGTTGGCGGTGCGCGGTGCTCAACAACTGCGCATACTCACAAATCATTTTCACGACGTGTTTATCGCAATGGAAAGACGCCGCCACGTAAGGATCACGATCGAGAGCGAAAATGTTCATGTCCACATTGTATTATGGACATGAACCCGTGTACATTATTCGCGAATGATCGCGTAACCCGAATATGGGTTGGTGAACGTGACTGTCAACTAGTTAGCGTTCACAAACGTGATATCGCTTGGGATAATCGGTTTGTAGACGCCTCCACCAGTGTCCACAAAGAAGTTGAACGAGGCAATATAAGGAGCGGCAAGTCCGAGGTTGTGTGTCACCGTCCAAGTCGTCGCAGCAGAAGATTGAACGTGACGATGGGGAGGTTGTCCAAAGTACGACACATTCACAATTTCCCAATTCGTGATGTTTCGAATCTTTAGCAACGAGAGAGAAGTGTCAAACCACAACTGACCTTGGAACGGATTGTTGGGGGCCGTTGGTCCTGCATAGCACTGGGTTTGATTCAACATGTTCTGCAACATGGATTCACCCCAACCAGTGGACAGGCGACCCATGAGTTCTACTGGACGATTTTCCTTAATGGCCTGTTCGTACACTAGAATTGGAGACTCTCCGTACACTTGTAGGAGATATGTGCTGATGTGCTCAACGTAGCCGCCATCACCGTTGCCTGCATATGTGTGAGTGCCGCTGATCGTTTCATTCACAAAGACCTTGGTGCCGCCGTTAAACTCTGATGATGGGGTGTCACCAAAGTATGCGGGCGTATACACCACGTAGCGACCATCAAGACCATCTGGGTTTCCAGACACGTCAAAAGTCGTAGCAACGAGCAAACGGGTATTTGCGGGCTGAGTTTGGTAAAAAGGCGTAATGGTGTCGTTTGGAGCGATCCAACCCTTACCGTGGAAGATGGTGGTGAAGTCCGCCAAAGCCGCTTCACCACCAAGCGTAAAGAACGCTGGTGATCCGGATGTTGCTTGGACGTATTGAATTGGGAAGCGACGCATCTGTTCTAGCCTAAGGTCTGTGTAGACCTATTTACGTCAGGGACGAACCTTGAAAATGGCTTTGAAGGAAACGTACGTAGAACCTTGAACTGGCTGAACCGCACAGTCATAAACAAGCTCGTAAGAGTACGAGGGTGCAGACATAACCACTACGTGTGCGAACTGGAATGCCTCGAGAGTCTCTTCGACGATTTCAAGTCCATCACGCACGCTGGCCGGCGTGTCGTCTGTAAACACGACTAGGTTGCAAACCACCTTAAGAACTCGAACAGCTGGATCGACCAGGCGTGTAAGTTCTTGAGCGGATGGTACCTTTTCGGGGCGGGAAGTCAGGACAGCCATACGGCTATTTACCTGACTTCTTCACAGGGGCGATATCGTAATGCTCTGTTCGGGTTCACCCTTGTTCAGGGTGACAGTGATTTTCACCTTGAGAGAGGTGAAAATTCCACCTTCCACGTCAATGTCAAACTCCTCAACGTCGAGGGCAAGAAGAATGCCGGCTGCTAGAAACATGGCTTCATCTCGGCTGCTCGCAAGAAAGTATAGGTTAGCACGTTCAATTGCCTTCGTGACCATTTCCATGGTCACGCGACCAGAGCTATTTCTCGACGTGAGGGTTCGATTCATGGTTTAGTCCTTGAAGACTTCGCTCAAAGTACCGACATTGTCAACGTGTGTTGGTGCCGTCCAACCAGCTGGCTTAATCAGATCAGGCAGACCAAGTGGGTTTGGACGCTCTGGCTTCACGCCTGGTTCTTTGGCCATGTTTGCGACGTGAACGCGAGACCATGCTTCATGGGCGTCAACGTCGAAGGCGTCCATTGTGCCGATAGCGACAACACAGAGGTCAACCATCGCGTCAACAACGTCTTCTGCACGATCTGGATCCAGCGGCTTATCGTTGCGTGTTGCGCTGAAGGTAACGTCATACCCAGCGGCCTCATAAGCTTCCATCAGTTCTTCGCGAAGAAAGTCCAGACGGAACTTAAGGAAGAGCTCCTTGTGTTCGCGGCTGAGCTTGCGAATCACAGGGCGCACACCGAATTTGGTGTGCATATTGTGAATGTCATGGACCCAATCAACGGATGGCTCTGAGTCGAACGAAGCACATTCGTCAATGATGTCGGCGAGATTAGATTGTCCCAAAGTTAGTCTCCCAAGTTATGCAACAAGTTGCAGGGAGTATTGAGATTGTAACCAGTCGCCGTTACAATTGAACCTTAAAGAAGGTTGTACTTATACGCAAGCTCACGGTCGAAGAAATACGACTCTTTGCCTTCGCGAATGCCCGATCTTCCAGCACCTTCCAACAACCTGAAGGAGATGGACCCCTTGTAGATCATTTGTCGATATGTTGGGTCCACATACTCAAAGCTGTGGATAACAGTGTCGATTCCACGTCGAAGGTTATTCATCCAAGCGCCGAACTCGCCATGGGTGATGTTGTGATTCTTGCTGAGTTTCCCGTCGTCTGTCTCAAAGGTCGCAACCTTGTCATCGTGGTATCGTGGATCAAACAACAAGTGCCGGTCGTATGGGGCACGGTCGGCCGAAGGATAGATAGAAAAAACCGTGCTTAGGATCTCGTCATGAGTATATTGGGCCATATGTCCCAACAACAGACTGTCCTTTTTCCAACTAGCACGTTCATACAGATCATTGGCTTTAACGAGAGCACTTTGGGAAATGTCAATAACCTGGCCCCGCTTCAAAAAGGTCCCTCGTACCAATGGGGACGAGTTGTAAAGTTCACCCATAGTACGAATGCATTGTTGTTCTCACTTCTGATTTCGCGCCGCAGAGTTTGCATACTGTCCAGTCATCAGTGTAAGCACGATCGTAATACGACCCACTGAAATAGCTCGATTCTTGTTTCAGGTGCTCTTTCGGATGTGGGCACACTTCACGAATCGCCTCTTCAAGCGCTTTCTTTTTCGTGCGCAGAGATTCGCCGCGAAGGTTGTGGATGTCAAGTTCAGCATTTACAACGCTCAACTTATCCAGCATCTCCTGCATACCTTCTGGTAAGCTCATGTTGGATCCTTTACAGTGCAAAGGTAGGAACCTACCGCACCCAACAAGCCAAGCAAAGTGCCGCCAAATGGCCCCCACAATGCAAGTCCCAAACCACCAAACGTGATGGCAATGAATACAATCCATGCGATCAGCGCTAAGATGTTCATTTTTGATCTCCAAAGGTCAAGCAAAGAGAACGTGGCATACGCGCCGGCAAAAACGCCGGCGAACATGCCCCCATACCATGCACCAAACAGTGACAACGTCAATCACAGCGTTATTGCGTGGACTAACTCTGCGGTTGGGTCTAAGAGGTTCTCTGGCCGTTCAGTGTACCACCCAGACCAATCAGTGGTTCCGTGTTTCCGAAGTTCGAGGTGAAGCATAGACATAGGACGCCCCTTGTCTACCTTCAAGACACGCTTGATCGTGCCAATAGGATCACCCGCCTTCACCTCAGTGCGAGATGGTGTAGGACCAACTAAGTCTGAGCATGGAATGATCTCGCCGTACACGACAACGCCGGTCTCACCCTCAACCATAACGGCCCAGGTCTCTTCCCACCAAGGCATGTCAACCTTCGGACCGGTGAAGTACCCAACACGTACGATTTCACCATCTTCAACGGCCCGCACCACCGTCCCTTCAGGCGCGTAGATGTCTACGCCTTCATGGAAATGGTGCTTTCGCTGAACGCCAAATGCTCCAGGGTGACAGCCAATTGGAAGCCCCGTTTCGCGATCAGTGTCAAATTTTCTGAATGATTCACTATCAGCGGTGACAATCAGATCAAGCGGAAGCGGGTTACTCCAAGTCTTCGTCATCTTCCTTGCCTTCTCCACATCCGTCAGACCAATCGCCAATCTGCTGTTCGTCTTCGTCTTCCCACATAATGGCTCCTTTTTCGTACATTTATCGTAACAAGAGGCGGCATCTGTGCACCTTAACTTTGGGTTTGAAAGGCGTACACACCAAAAAGGCCCGGAACGAACCGGGCCTTATAGAGTGAGCCGATCAAAGCAAACCGGCAACAAGTATGATGTACGTTAGGTGGTGACAGAACTGATCAAGTCCAAACGCAACCCAGAATTGTTTGTCGTTTGGTGTCAAACCTTTGGAGTACTTGACCTTGAAGTAGTCAATGTGATAATGAATCAGACTATCCAGGAACCCAAGTATGAGGCCGAAAAAGACGGAACCCACTGAGAACAAACCGAAAATCATGACGGCCAACATTGTTCCCAGACCATGGATGGCCGCGTGAAGCATTCCGCCCTCATGACCATAAATGCCCTTGTTCTCTAGCATGAACTGGGTTTGCAAGAGGTAGTCGCAAATGAAGTGCTTGATGAAGAGCAACAACAAAAGCACGAGAGCGAAGTCGATGTTCATACAATTTGCATTTCCGGCCATCCGGCCCGTTTCTGCCAAAGACGAAGTCCTCGAACAGTTTTGAAAGTGTGTTGTCTTTCCCAAGCGCCAGCATATCGATCACGACGAAGATCTCGCTCTGCCGCTTGCAGAATCTTTGACGCCTCAACGAAGAGGACCTTTTCACGATACCCGAACTGTGTTGCCGTTAAATCCACTGCGTACCATTTGTCAAGCCGCACATGAACCCAGCAATGCATATCATTCGCAACAATGGCCGCGGGAATGTTGTGGGCGACCAGTTCTTCAAACAACATAGCACTGGCAATAGCGCACATGCCACAGAGGTCGGCGCCAAACATGCCCTTGGCGCGCTTCTCAGCGTCCTGACGAACCTTGATGGCGATTTCAATGATCTTTGCGGCGTCCATGTGAGCAATCATATGACTCGCTTAACCTGCATATTAGGCAAAAAA